CAATATCGTCAAAGACAGGATCTGGTTCTTTCATCCTGTCCTCAAACGACATTTCGTATATCTTGGCGCACAGGCGCAAATCGTTTCCGGCAGAAAACTTTGGAACAAACCTGCCGTCGATAATAATTGTGTCATCCGTATTAACCTGTTTTGTTTGCCTTGGCTTGCGATATTTAAGTCCGAAGGTTCCGAACCCTTGGATAGAAACCGACTCGCCAGATTTCAGAGCTTCTTTAATAACACAAATTAGGGAGTCCAAAATAATTCCGACGTCGTCAATCGTATAGAGAACTTCCTTATCAGCTCGTTTAACAACGAAATTCCTTTGCGTACCGTTATCGTCCGAAATGTGCAGCACCTGTTTTGGAATGGTAACCGTCTTCCGTGCGCTGTTTTTTCTCAGAACCTCGGCAGCGTTCCTTGTTAGATCCCTTCTGTTCATAATTATTCACCTATCATTTCCGTTACTGTTAAATATCCGCAAAGCTAGTTTTTTCACGAATGAATATATCGCCATCCTTGAAGAACTGAGCCAGCTGATCGTCCTTGGAGTTGTCATTGTAGATATTGAACATATCCGCACTACTCCACCCAATAATGGTTACAACTGCGCTGTCCGGGATACCAGCCTTGGAAAGATCTGACACAAAATAGTGGCGCAAGCTATGAAAGTAGAAGTCGTTGTTTGTAATACTTGAAAATGTTTTAGCCCAACTGTTGAGTGTTGTAATTTGAATATGTTCTTTTGGATCATTCTTTGCTGGGAATAACCATTCACTGACGATACCTTTTTCAGTTCTGTAATCCATCCACATATTGAGATACGGTTTGAACCGCTTGGCGAGTGTGTAACACTCCAGATATTTATTGCCTTTTGTCAGGATTGGGCTACTCTTATACATAGCGCCGCCAAAGACAAGATGGTTGTCGTCAAAGTCGCTCACCTTAAATCGACAAATTTCCGATTTCCTTCGGCCACCATACATACCAAGCGCCACAAAGCAGGCTTGTTCAAATTTCTTTTTATCAACCAAGCACTGTAGCAAGCATTCCAATTCATCCGTTTCCCATACTGTCTTTTCTCTTGTGGCGGCAAGTGGCGGATTCTCTATCTTCCTTAC